ATCAATTAAATAGCCAGTAGACATAAATATTCTTGTGCCAACCTCAAGCCATTCCGTGTGTTGAGTTGAAACTGTGCCAAGTTCTTTGACGCTTAAATCCTTGTTTACCTGCTTTAGTATGCCATTATCAACAATGTAGCCATACTGGTAACTTTCAATATTAAAAGCCGCAGTAACGTCGGTTGTCGTTGATGCTAAGGCATAACCATCACGACTATCTACACCGTTCTCGTCATTTAGTTGAACATTTTGGCAATCCGCCATACTAATCAGTACGCCGTTATCACCTTTAGGCTGACGGCGTGACTGGGCTTTATTGTGTAAGCCTAGGAATGCGAGAACTTGGGATGTTGGCTGTTTCAACACATTCTTCCTGAAACAACAGTGCTATACATCGGCGTATTAAAATTAACCGTATCGTATTTTGCAGAATGTTTAGTGCCAAACATTTGCTCAAATAAAGCAAGAAAACTAGCGGCTTTCACTGGATCGTAATTATCATTATCACGCTGAGAAAAAGCTTTGTAAGCAACGTAATACTTAAGCGAATCATAATAAGTCGGGTCAATATCGTCGTCTAAATCAAAGTCATCATCAGGGATACGAGACACCTTAATTGTCAAGGTATCATCAACAATCGGTATCGGGTAAAGCCTTATAACTCTATTTAAGCGAGTGTAATACATTGGTGTTCCATTACGAGAACGCCAATCACTACCACGCATAATTGTTAATCCGTCTTCGGTTTCCTGCTTTAAAGGATGTGTAGCCAATGATAGCTGGGCAGTGATTATCTGCCTTGTAAATTCATCAAGGGTGTATTCTGCCTTGCCAGTAGTAACCTTAATTGTCTTAGTCGTCACCAGCAAAGGGGCGCGAATGCACGCCTCTTTGATAGCTTCGTTTGCAAACCTAGTCAACTGAGAATCAGAAAGTCTTTTTTGAAGACCAACGTCATCAATAATATCCTCTCTAACATCTTGAATTAGGTTTGCTATGCTCATGCTGGCTCGCCGTTTTCGTCACATGGTACTGCGTTATCGCCTAAATGAGCCATTAATAATTGAGTGTAAGGAAAAACACGACCATTCGCTTTGTTCAGAATATGAGAAGCCTTTTTTAATGGCAATTCATCTGGTTTTGCTGGTTTTTCCTGTAAGGCTTTCACGTCTTTACGCAAAGACTCAAGATTTTTACGCATATCTAGTTCAACCTTAAAGACGGTTCGAGCATAATCTGCTAAACCGTCTTTGTCTAATGAGCTAATATCAAGCATTAGTAATCACCCAAATCAATATAGGTAACGGTAATAGTACCGCTCCAAGTCATAGTTGCATCACCATCAACGTCCGTAGTAGTCGCAAATGCGCTATTTAAGAACATTGATTTTGCTGTTGTTGTGCCGTCGAATTGTGCAGAAGCCGCTAACGCCGCAGTCACCGCTGTACCAGCTACATTGACCGTTGCTGATGACGTGAACGCGGTAGATGGCAATAAATCAACCATCGTTGTCGCTAAGGTTGTAGCCGAAGCAGTTGCAGTACCTAGAGATACTGCACCAGTAGAGCTTGCATTCAACGTACTTGCTAATGCGCTAGTCGTTTTTTGTTGCAATCTCGCCGTAACACCAAGAACCAATAATCGACCTTCTGGAAAGTCAAATAATTTAGTACCTTGATATTCTGTGCCATTAACAACCGTTTGCGCCACGTTATCAAGCGTAAAAACAGACTGACGTAAAAAACCAACCTGCTTATGCGTTGCGGTCAAGCCAGTTACAGATGCTAATGTGCCAACTTGACCACCGCCTGTAATCGTTAATTTTCCGACAATTAAATCTTCAAATTGTGCCATTTTAATATGTCCTGTAAGACGGCTACCCATTACTGAGTAGCCATATCATTTAAGCCGCTAATGGAGTAACAGCAATATAAGTTGCTGAAACCTTAACGATAACCGCTGCCGCTGTGCCCGTGTTCAACGTCAAATCAATGGTATCAGCCGCTGAATAGTATTTGCCAACACCAAAAGCGGGTGTAGTTGTACCATTAAACGAACTTGAATTGGTTGCTGTTGAATTGCCGTTACCGTTAGTTGCCGCAACAACATAACCGTTGTCATCAGTGCCGTCGCCAATATCGAATGTACAAGTCCCACCCTCTGCGGTAGTAACTTGATGTGATACGGTCAGGACTAATGAACCCGCTGGAATTGGCAGTAATTCAAACACATCAGCAGTTGCAATAGCAGAGCCTTTAAATAGTGTTGCTTTTGCACCATCGAAAACAGCCGAAACTGTTTTAACTGAGTTATCGTTGACCATGTGACCATGCGAGTAAAAAGGCGCAACAGTTGTTGGTGTTTTTGTAAGTGTATATATACTCATTGTATCCTCCTTAAACCACTATTGCTGGCATACTTACGAGTCCTGATGGAATAACGGTTTTGAAGCCGAATACATTCAGACCACGAACTGCATCACCAAATTTGGTTTGCAAACGTAAGCTTTCAACTTTTACGATTTGCGAAGCGTAGGTAACAGCGGATTTGTGACCAGCGATACACTGATAAGTAGTGCCCGATTTAGCTAGGTTGTTACTTACATACACCGTGATACCACCGATCATACCTAAACGACCATTGTCCATACCACTACGGATAATAGACTTAGTGTCGCCAGTTAAAGAAGCCACTTTCAAATCAGATTTTTGGATATAACCAGCGATTTTAGGCGGGATAACAATCCAGCGATTATCATTAGGCAGGTTGTTTTCTTCCATCTTAACTTCTGCGTCGATAATCCAATCTAATACGTTTGTTTTATCAATAGTTATTGAAGCTAAGGCGTTTGTTGCATCGGCATAAATAGACCCCAAAACTTGAGTATCAATAGCGATTTTCATCTGATACGCACTGTCTTGTGTTAATTCGTCGATAATTGCGATATTTGACTGTGCTGCATCAATATCATCAACTTTGAATGAAAAAGACTTTGCTTTGTCAATTAACAAAGTGATTTTTTCATCAATAATATCTTGATACTGAATGTCTTGGTTCACCGTATAATCGGTGATAGCGACAGTCGGACGATTACGAATCTCAACCTGTGAGCCTTGACCTTTGATTTCACCTTCCCATTTAGAGTTAGTAATATCAAACAAGCAGGTTTGAGCGTAATACTTTGCATTTAGTTTTTGAGACCAAATGGCTGGTGCAAAATTACCGTTAGGTAAGTTATTACCAGTTCTTGCTACGTTAGTAGGCATGGTATTTTCCTTTCTGTCATCACGACAGTAATTAAATTAGTGCGCTCCATCTATAGCCTTTTGGCTATACCAAGTAACACGCTCACTTGGCGGGAATAAAAAGTTTCTTTCGTCTCACGACGATGGATAAAAATTTTAAATCACATCACCACGAGCTAACGCTGCATCAATAGCTTTTTCGTTACGCGCAAACTCGGCGGGTGACATTCTGGCTATTTCAGCATTTGTAAAAGTTCGTTTTGCTGATGATGGTTCTTTCGTTTGTTTTTGGATAGTTGGCGAGTCGGCATTTCTAGCCGCTTCAAGCTTATCATTGCGTGAAGATTGTGGTTTCTTGTCGGTAGCGCGAGGAACTTCTGCGCGGAACAAATTCAAACCTTTAATAACTTCTTTAGCATCACTGGATGTTAGCAAGTTTCTTACGCCTTCTGGCTGCTCTGCCCACCAAGAAATATAATCTGGGTCATTTGCTAGCCCATCTATATCTTTGTGCTTATCCTTAATTTCATTCCAGTAACTTTGATGAGCTGCTTTACTATCTTGTTCTTGGACTCGATCAGTAGTCGTTTTAACTGTTGCTAGCTCGGTTTCCAGTTTAGCAATCTTACTAACCAGCTCCTTGTTCTGCTTCATCAGCAGGGGTAAATCATCAATGGCTCTGTCAAAATCATAATCTTCATCATCATTTTCAGTGCTTTTACCATTATCACTATTCATTGCTTCTTCGAGCATCGTTTGTAATTCTTGGTTTTCAGCCTGTAATGATTGAATTGATTTTCGCAATTCTGCCGCTTCTTGTTGAGCTTTATTCATGGCAACAACAGCGGATTTATAGCGGGATTCGGCAACCATTGGTTCTTCATTATCTTTTTGCGGTTCGCTTTCAGTTTCAGGGGTACTTTCTTCAAGCTCCTGTTCAACTTCTTCGTTATCGCTATCCAACTCTGTACCTTCATCAGGGGAGTCTTCCTCTACCATGCCTTGCAATTCATCGCCATACATGGCTTTAAGTTGCGCATTAGCATCGTCTTCTAGGGACTGATAATGTTTATCTGTTTCTTCGGTCATTTTGTTTCCATTTAAAGGATTGTGCAGGGCGTTTCAGCCATAGTTCTGCTGTTAATTAAACTAGGTTTAATTTATGATGCAATTATACAGCATAAATTTAATTGTTATGCAAATTATTTTTCTAACAATGATTCGGCTAGATTTCTTATGCTTAAATTAAACCTGATTTGCTCAATGTTGCCTTGTATTTTTGCCAGTCTTGACTCATGACAAGATTCAAGCTCTGTATATAGGTTTGCTAATCTTTCATGTAAAACCTCCTCAAATGCTTGCCAATTATTCGACGATGTTAATGCGTAAATCTTATCTGCTTGTTGTTTCGTCACACGATTCCCCTTGTGATTTGATCAAGCCTAGCAGCTCTTTTTCTCTGACTGTTAGCTTCTTGAGAGCGTTCCTTGTTTCTATTCTAATCAAATCTTGCTCATTGGGAACTCGCCACTTTAATGGTTCAATACGTTTAATGTCAGTTGTTTTTCGTGGTCCAACCACAAGAGTTAAAGCTCCGCATTCTAAAAACAAAAGATGATCGTGTTTGTTTATCAATACTGTGCCGTGAAGAAGTGCTTTAAAAAGCATAGCATGATTTTTTATCCCATTGATTGTTTCTACTAACAAGCTTGCGTTATCATCCATAGCTTGATAATGCTTTTTTTGTTGTTGCATATCGAAGTCAAAATTTGACATTTTATCCACCATAAAATTAACCATCAATAGGGTGTGGGCAATCGGTGATGGTGTCCGACTTTTGGTAGCTAACCTAGCCCACAATATATTATACCATTAATTCAGTATTCTGCCGAATAGCACAAGTGCTACTTGCCAGAATTAATCCAACGGGTCGGATGTTTCGATTCCATGCTGTGCAGATTCAGGCATTAATTGCTGTTGCACTGGTTCTTGTGGCATTAATGGCTCTGAATCCTGTGGGCGCGGTGGAAATTGCGGCGAGGTATTTTCATGAGTTGGCATTGGGTTTTGTAGTTGTTGACCTTGTTCTATACCACTCACGTCTATCTCTGGATAATTACCAACTGGATTTGAAGGAGTCCACCCCGCATTATCCAAGACTTTGTCTGCTACTGGCGCAACAATAGGGCTAACTATAACCTTTTCGCCAACTCCGAACGCCGCAAATTGGGTATCAGTTTTAATCTTAGTAACTGTTGCATCTTTAATTCTTGTATCAGCTTCAACATTTACTTTTTTAGCTTGCTCTGTAACCACTTGAGCTTCATATAATTTCGCTCTTGCTTCATCGGCTACATTGTTTTGTGGTGGTTGTGGCTGTTGATCTGGCGGTAACTGTTCGGGCACGGCTTTTTCTGCGTCAATATCCATGTTCTTAGCTATCTCCGTAGCCAAATAACGCACATCAGTAAACTTAGCTACTAGTGCATTAGATGAAGCGATATTTAAGAACTGCATAAGAGATTGAACCTTTGCCTCTTTAGCTATCAAAGAAGATGAACCAAGCACTTGAATTTCCATGTCTCCAGATTTCAATTCTTCTTTGTCAGACCATTGCATATTCCAATCATATAGGCTTTGAATAAACGGCTTAATCATACCGTCTTCAAGGTTTTTAATGACCTGCTTAATGGGTATCGCGGCTTGACCTAATTGCATAGATAAACCCTTAGCAGTCTGATTAATCTCACCTGAGTTATCGCCATAAGTATAAGCTGGCAACGAAGTTTCGTCATCAGCATAACCTTTGAACATTTGGATCATTTGCATTAACGCATTTGTTGGTACACTAGGCTGAAAGAATCTAACCGCTGGTTCGCCTTGGTCGCCTTTATCTCTCAACCAGATTTGACCTA